CTGGGGTATTTGACCTTGTGGCATTAGCAACAAAATATATTCCTGCAGTTCCGCTTGAATAACCAAAATGTCTATGAATGTATTGTGAACCTGCTTTATGAAATTCCATAGCACTATTAGCACCCACAAAAGAAGTAGTAGGCATATTAAAGCCTATTTGATTTGAACTATTAACAAGCATAGTATTAACACTACCTGCTACATCATTAATTCTAAATAATCTACTCCCCCCATTATAATCATTGCCCGCCCTCCATTGCGTAGTGCCTGCATTTTGGAAATCTATGTATGCGTTTGTTGTGCCTGTACCATTTAGTATTCCAAGGTTATTACCTGTACCTGTTGCCTTTAATACGGTTGCAACGGCACTCCCATTCACCTGCAAAGCATCTACTCCGTTGTCTGTGTTGGTGTTGATTAGGGTTGTGCCGTTAACTGATAGTTTCGCAGCGGGGGCGGTGTAACCTATACCAACATTGCTGCTTGTATCTATTCTCATTATTTCAGTCGAACCTGCCAGCCAAGTAAATCTTGCAGCACCTGTTGAAAAAGTATTTTGAAATCTTGCCTCATTCCCTACTTGACTAATTATTAATCTATTATCATTTCCTGTTGATGTTTCATAAATCTGCAACCCAACGCCTGATGGACCTCTAATATCTAACTTACTTGTAGGACTTGTTATACCAATCCCCACATTGCCCGATGGATTAATTGTCATAGCCACAGATGAAGATGAATCCACTATTGATGAATTTCCCAAAGCAGTTGATGAAGTCCATTTCGGCACTCTATTAATCGTACCACTCCCCGTAACTGTTCCACCTCCCCCACTACCTACTTTCTGCCATGTCCTCTTATACTTCACATAAAGCGAACTATCAGCCGGGCGAATCAGTATCTGTGAACTATCAGCACTCACCCCTGCAGCCGTATCCTTCGTAGGAATACCGATACCATTCACATAACGAACACGGCTACCCGTTAGCTGCCATTGTGCGGATGCGGAAAGGGATAAAAGTATTGCACAGATTGTTAAAAACTTTCTCATATTATTGAACTAAAATTATAATTTTTTCACCTGCAAAGAAAGGCACATTACTATCAACGGTCAAAGTGCCACTACCAACAGTCCACACTACACCCGTGCCTGGCAATCCGCTATACGCAATCGTTTCAAACGATGTACCACCTCTACTGCCATAAATCATTGTTTTACCTGCCCCACCCGGTATAGCTATGGAAGTTTCCCCACCGCCGGCAGTATATTGCAGCACCTGTGTAGTTGTACCTTGTATAACTATCCCCGTTGGCGTTACGGTCGTTCCTGCTAACGAATAAACCCCTGTACCCTGATAAGATACCTGGTAAGTTGCAATGTCCTTATTTGCGCCCGTAATGGTGAAGGATTGCAACCATGCTAAACCTGATACTATCACTAACCCACCTGCAGTACCATTGTCAATCACAAACTTCAATGATACCAACTCTCTGTTTAGTTGGCTATTGAGCATAAATAGGTAGGAATAGTCATCCAACACTACAAGTCCATCCGCTTGTATTGACCAAGAAGCCACATCGGGTCTTGACTGCCTGAACCAAGCACTACTGATATTGGTTGTTTCCATTGCATCCACCTCTACCGAAAAGGTGCAAGTCCTTGCGCACGCAATGAGATTATCGGTCATTGCTATAGAATTGTACCTGTAAAGGTTGAGTTTTTGTCCGGTTACTGGTGTCATAGTTAGCAGAGTTCTCCTTGAGTTAATGAATCAATACCATAAGGCACCGGTGTAGTTTTAGAGCAAATGAATTGATCTGGTGGCAAAGTTAATGCAACTTTCGGAAGTCCTTCACAGTCTGTGTACTCACCCGACCAAAAATCACCCGTATAATTATAGTACTTATAACATGGCACAGGTGGAGTTTCCTGCAATGATGAAATAAGAGTATAGGTCAATATTTCATTCCTCGTTTGGATTGCCGTACCTGACAATGTATTGTTAATGTAATCAAAAGTACATTGTCCTAAAATGAACCTGGATGAATTAACATTAATAACACCGGATGGATCCTCTACCCTGATTGTATGCAATAACCCTGCAACGTATGTACCTGTAAATAAGTTGTAATGGGTGAACTGCATATTGATATTCGCCTTTGCGTAGATGTTGTATAACTGACTGAATAGCAATGTGGCAAGGTTAGAGTAACTCCCGCTAATGCCAAAACGAGTAAATCCAGTTAAAGCATTGTCTGTTATAGATAAAAGCGATTGCAGTTGCGTTACGTTTAGTAACGGAAACTGATTACCTATAGGAGTTGTTATTTGTTTCTTATACTGATTACTTGCCGTTTGATTAAATAAAACTTGTTTAGGGCCATAAACTGACTTTGCTTTTCTTTTCACATTAGCAACAAACATATTGGATATACCAGCCGATGTCACCCTAAATTCTATTGATAAAGTTCCTGTAATTGGCGATGGATTTGTGACAATGGTTTTAGTTTCTAACGCTGTATTGTTTTTTGGTTCTTCAAAATATAGAAAACTATTGAACCATTCAGGCGCACCCGATACCAACCTCCCCCAAGCATACACGGTGGCACCGCTTGTAACGCTTATGCCTATTTCCATATCCCCCGTTGATGCAGTAATACATTGAAATTCTATTTCTAAAATATCCCCTTCACTTACAAGGCCGCATGATAGGGCAGTAAATGTTGATTGAGTACTGCCAGATGTAAACCTTGCACCATATACACCGCTTTCAGGCCCCATCGTAAAAGTACCACCACTTCCCAATGTTCTACTCCAATTCGTAGGAATACCGGAAGTAAGCAATGCCATGTTGCCATTGTCAACTGTATTTTCAGGGTACTTTAATTCTCCGGTAAGTTCAAGTGAATTGAATGACTTCTTAATTATTTTAGTTTGGCTATTTTCTACAAAGTAAAATGGTACTGACCCATTATCTTGATACGGCTGAATAGTTCTATTTATAGGTACATTCGATAATGTATCTGTAGAAGATACCCCATCTGTACGGAATACCCGAATAGTATCGGATGCCCTTTCATTTACGGAAGTTATCCACCATTCCCCACCCGATTGATAAATTTGCGCACCGTGAGCAATGCAAATATCTTCGAGTACATCATAGCAGTTCTTATAAGTATAATCGCTATTAGTCCAACGGGCAGGGAAGATGTGAGTATTGCGGATGTATGATGTAGATGTACTATGTGCCGTTGCATAGTAATTGATTGCCGAATTGATATAGTACTGCACCGGAAATTCAATGTTCTTTAAGCAATTGCGAATGATTTGCAGTAATGATTCGGAAGTATTGATATTTGCAGATGTAGGAACGTATGGTACTGATTTAAGCAATCCTAACCCATCCACGCAAATAATATCAACAAAGTTCCTGCCCGTTGTAAAAGCTATGCTAATACTATCCATCAATACATAGCCCTGCCATATAAAATAAGTGCCACCATTGGCAGAAAATCTTACATAGTACTTTTTATCGTCTGTTGAAACAAGGTCTGGGTATGGGCCTGTAAAGTCGGTAAAATCGGCTCTTATGGTGAATAGTGTAGGAAGTACGGGCTGAAAAGGATCATCACCGGAAGCAAGGCACTCTAACAAAAATGGACTATTTCCTGTGGCTACGCTATACACGGAACCTGTGTAATCATTTTCCCAAATTTCAGCATCATATGTTAACCCTGACTTGCTAATTGCAGAAAATGTATATTTCTTCCCGTATGCCATGTTAAGTTGTTAATGCTCTAAATGTATTGGTTCTACTTTGTGAAAGCCATATATCGTTACCTCTCACTACACCCTCCACCACTACTCTGTTACTACCTCCACCCATCTGCGATGCTGATGCGATAATTGACCGCATTTGGTCGGGCCGTACGATGTGTTCTGTTCCGTGTAGCATTACCGGATAGCCGGAACGGGGGCCGGATACTGTACCACCTTCTGAGAAGCCGAGCATCTTACCAAACATCTTGAAGAATCCACCGCCCCCTGCGCCCTTTGAAGTCCCACCGCTAACGGCTGATAATATCGCCTGGAATATTGCCGCCTTCGCTGCTGCGAGTGCAATATCAAGGGCTAACCGCTTAAACATATCCCCCAATGCTTGACCGATATTCTGCCCGTTCATCATAGCATTGGTAAGTCCATTCAAGCTATTCATGGCAGTATTGGTAAGGT